GAGTACCAAGGGTTATAAGGCAGATAACTATCATGATCTGTCTATCTATAATGATATGACCTTTAACCTACACAAAAAAGATATAGACAAAAGAGATAAAAATGGTTAAGTATTTAAGAATTAAATCTGGCGAAGCTAACTTTCAGTTGGTTGAAAGATTTGATGATGTAAAGAAAGCTGCCGACCCCAACGCACAAGGGGAAGTTGTAGAATGTAAAATTGATTCTGTAAAAATTGATTTTACCAAAGTAAAAAAGGAGAAAGATGGAAGAGTTAAGAACTCGCCTTCAGAAGTACAGGGATCTTCAACAGAAGAAACATGAGAAGTACCTGGAAGCAAAGCAAAGAGTATATAAGTATCAAAAAGATTCTTATAGATTGCTTTGGAAAATAGAGAAGGCAAAAGAAGAATTGATGAGAGCATAACTCGTTAATTCACATTGCTAAAAAAAACAAACAAAACTGTAGGGGATTTATGTCTTTAATTAATCAAGAGTTTCAAAAACATATCAAAAAAATAAACAACAACGATTTTATTTACAAACATAAAATTGCTTTTTATTTACTATCAGAGCAACAATACAAACTATATGAAGAGGGATTTAAAGTTGGTTTTGAATTAGCACAACAAAAAATATCAAATCATATTACAGAAATCAAACAGACACACATAGTACCTATCAGTACAGAAAGAAAGATTATTGGTTATCAATTTAGAAAACCTAGAAAAGCAGAGATAGAATCTGTGATTAATAAAGTTTGTATTAAATATGAAGTTAGTAAGAAAGAATTATTTACCAAGACAAGAACCAGAGACATTGTCAGAGCTAGAAATATTATTCACAATATATTTAATGAAAAATATAAGATGAGTTTAACAGAAATAGGAAAAATTTTTGGACAAGATCATACTACAGTTTTAAATTCTATTCAAATGAAACAAAAGAAAGAACACTATTGGTATGACAATCAAACTATATGGCAAGAGTTTGACGAACTTACTGCATGAAAAGTAAAATAAAATGCTGCAAGTGTGATAAGGATGCAGTTATTGTAGAGAATAAAAAATATTATTGTGCTGATTGTTATTTAAGTTCTTGCGTAGTTAGGTTTCTTACCTGTTCTACCTTTGCTCTCAGCTTTTTTCTTTCTTGATACAGCAGCACGTCTTTGACTTGGAGACATAGCTCTAGCTTTTGCAGCAGGTACACACTTAGGATAGTTTCTTCTTTTCTCTCCTTTGCTACGACCACACTTAGGAAAGCCACCACCTTTTTTAGGATTGGCAATGTCTACCCAATTAGCTCTGACCCAAGATCGTAAACCTTTTGACATTACTTTCTTTTTTTTCTTGTACCTTTAGGTTTTATTCTACCACTACATACACCAGCAGCGTACATATTTGCATATGCTGATGGGTATACTTTAAACTTTCGTTTAGCAGCGGCTTTACCTTTAGCACAAAGTTTAGCCATATCTTTTCTTTCTACTTTTTCTTAACTTTGCAAAGTCAGCTCCTGTGATCCTATCTCTAGGTTCAGCAACACGAGCAATCTTCATTTGTTTTTTACTATATTTTTTTTTACCTTTACCTGGCATTATTTTTTACCTTTCTTTTTTTTCTTATCCATTTTCTTTTTCTTAGCCATAGGTTTCTTCATTTTTTTTCCGTAGTGTTTTGGCATTGTTTCTCCTTTTTTAAGTTACAATATTTATCAAAACAAGAACCATCTTTACCATCATGGCAAAAATGCTTCTTCTCTGCATTTATAATCCATCCACCCATAGTATTCAATAGTTCTTTTTTACACCATGTGCAATATCCACAGATAAATTCTCTATGTCTATTTTTATTCCAAGTCTTTTTTCTTGCCACATTTACACTTTTTATTTCTCTTACTAAAATTAGTAAAGTCCATAGTTAAAACATCATTGAGTTTTTCATTTAAAGTATCTATCCAACCAAAAAATTTACTTATAATTTTATCTAACATCTCCATCTTCTTCTTGCTTGTCTTAGTCTTGAGTTAGGATTCTTAGCAGCTTTAGGAAATCTTTTCATTTGACCTGCTGATCTTGCACAAAAAGATTTACGTCTAGCTTTCTCTCGTGCAGTTAGTCCACTCTTTTTAGTTACAGCAGTTTTAAGTTTTGATCCAGGATTTTCTCTTCGGTATCTTGCAACACCAGCTTTAGTCATACCTGCACCAGACTTAGTGGATCTGTAATATTTTTTTGTTCTTGGTGGTTGTTTATCTCTTCGTCTCATTGTTCAATTTTAACTATTTTTTTTTGACCCATATATATTTCAGTTACAGCATTTACTTTCTTACATTCAAATCTAACAGATTGTGGATTTACTTCACGAATAGCAACACGCTTTGATTTTAAACATTTGCTTAAACTTTCTTTATATGTATGCTCAACCATATCATTATTGAGATACATTATTAGAGCTATAACCATTTCCATTTTCTCTTACCTTATCCTTTAATTTCTCTACATCTTCACGTAATCTTTCAATATCTTTTATCATTCTTTGAATGTTTACGCCATTGTGCATCATTTCATCTACACGCACTATAGTCTTTTCTAGGTCAGATGCTAGTGATTCTTGTATTAAAAATTGTTCTTGGTCCACAGGTTTTTGGTCTGACGCTTTGAGTAAATCAGATTGCATAAGCTCACGACTTGTCTCTAAAGATGTAAGTCTAGCAGTAAGTTCTGTGTAAGCAAATATACCTGCTGATACAGCTATAATAATACCAATCATATTTTTTATTGGCATTGCAACAGATGTATTTTCACTTACCTTCATTACATCCCACCTCTATTTTTACGTTTGTAAGATCGTTTTTTATGTTTATTCATACTGCTCATCTTTACTCTACCACCACCAATGCTAGTTCTTTTTGGTATTCTTTCGTGAGGTACTTTTTCTACGTTGAACTTTTTTCTTGCCATATCCTTGTTGCGATAAGTGTGTTACTTTTCTACCATATTGTTGTACAAAATTATTTTTTACCATTACGAAATATTTGTGTACCTTTTATACCATAGATACTAGCTACAACTAAAATCCAAAGATTTGTAAACCATGAAGGGAGCTGTTGGAACTGTTCAAAGAACTCTTTTATTTTCTCAGACGCACCAGGATCATCACTAAAAACTCCATAGGCAATCACTAATATCGGCAGCGTTAATACGACCAAAACGAACTCGTCTTTCCAGTCTGATTGTCTAGCTTCTAATAATTTACCTTGATATTCAGTTTCACCTTTAGCCATCTTAGCTGCATGGTGATGTTGTGCATCTGCCATTGCCATCTTTGTCTCTTGACGTTTTTTATAAATATGACTAGCTGCGTTCAATCCTAATTTTAAAGCACTAAACCACATTATCCTGCTACCTTTCCATCTTTCCACTTCATATCTGGCAGACCATTATCAAATTTTTTACCATCATAAGTTAAGACTTGCTTTCTGTTTGATCCTTTTTCATTGTAAGATACATGAACCCAACCACCAGCAGGATCATCTGGATTATAAAACTCTAATATTAATTGATCAAAGTCTACATTGTTTTGAATCCAATAAGCTACTTGAATGTTAGGTATACCAAAAATTTCTATATCTGAAGCCATGCCTTTGCAATGTTGACTGGTACTTTTTGAACCTATGGCTTCTGACAACTGAGGACTACGATACCCTGATGTTATAGTAATTGGTTTATCAAATTTAGCTCGTAATGGTTCTAGTATTTCATAGCATAAGTTTTCTAAGTTTTTTATCTCACCAGCTCCAGGTGTATTGTCTATACCTTTACGAGTTGCTGTCATTGACTTTGTAAATTCTTCTAGTTTAAAATGTTTAGATAGTTGCATAGATTATTTTTACCTTTAGTTTCTTTTGTTCATTAGTCGTTTGACGATTGATAAGAGATCCTTTAGCATTTCTCTTATACCCATCACTAGGGATGTAATCTTTTTTTCTAAAATTTTTCGTTTTGACATCATACGCAGTATACTCACCTGTAGTCATATTTAAAGTAACAATATCTATAGGTCCAAGTCCTCCAAGTGGTGTAAATACAAGTATATTGGGGTCTTTGGCAAAGTCAAGCTGTGCTGCGAGTTCATTAACCAATCCAGTAAC